TTGCGCCAAACGGGGACATCGTTTGCGTTTGCACGCAAGGCCCTCAGCCACCTAAACCACGGATCTCTAGACCGCAACCTCCGAAGCCGCGGGTGGAGAACCTGAACTATCGCGGGAGGGAGGACGAACACCCGTGAATCAAACCTTGCATAGTCTTATCGGGAAAGCACTCTACGCTTGCAAGAAGCGCCTTTTCAACCGACTCAGACAGGGAGTCGAAGTTGACGCGGCGATCGCACAGTTCATTCAGGAGCTACAGAAGGCGCTCGCTGAGATCGCAAAAACTTAAATCCGAGAAGTGTGTAAGCTTTATTTCACACGCGGACGTATTGGGGCATATCCGATGCGTCGGCTACAACCTAATACGTTCGCAGAGAATCGACCCGCGAGGTCAGCCGATATGCCCGGTCTGATCGCGCGGGTTTTCTCTTTGCCATCGCAAGTCAGCGCTTGACCTGTCGCGGCAAATCTATGCTCAGCGTTTCGTCACATAGCAGAGCCAACTTACCACTTTCGGCGCTGAGCTGTGCGACGCACAGCCCATCCGATCACGACCTATCAAAGCAAAGGAGACACTATGCCTAAAACAAAAGACAACGATCCAATTGAATTACCACGCATACGACTCGAAACAGTGGAGATCCCGCTTATAGGGGATACGCCACTAATAACCAACGCAATGACAGAAGAACGGAAAGACGAGATCGAGGCGAAGATACTTGGAAAGGCCCACAAATCCAAGGTGCTTCGAGACCCGGGGAAAGAATATGAACTCTCCAAGTACTTACTGGCAGACGGCGGCTATGGTCATCCGGCGAGCGCGTTCAAAAAGGCTGCGGTCGAGGCGTGTCGCCTAGTTGATGGATTCCCCATGACTGAAGCGCGTGTGCTGTTTCAGGTGATGGGAGACCTGATTCGCATTGAGGGGGAGCCAAAGCCGCGCCGCGATATGGTTCCCGCTAACAAAGCCGGCGGCGGATCTGTTCCGGTTTATCGGGCTGAGTTTTGGCCGTGGTCGTGCAAACTGTTGGTTCGTTATTACGCGAACCGTTTAAGCATGGAGCAGTTGGTTAACCTATTCAACCTTGCTGGCTTCGGCGGTGTGGGCTGTTGGCGCGCGTCAGCACCGATAGGCAAGTCAGGTAACTTCGGAATGTTCCACGTTGCGACCACTTAGACGTTTTCCGTGGCTGCCCGAGCGTTTCAGAGCTTTTCTTGGCGGTACAGAGCCATGCGCGGCATCGCAAAGCAAAACCAAAAGGAGTACACATGACAACTTACAGATTCGTAGAGGGTTGGTCGTTGCCGATCGATCCACAGGTGGCAGGAGAAACATTAGCCACGCTCGCGAAAGGTAAAGGCCATCTACAACCGCAAATGGTTGTGGATGCATCCCGACCGAAGCGGGCACCGCTACACAACTACTTTGAATGGGATAATAAGAAGGCTGGGGAACTACATCGACTGGACCAGGCCTCAAAGCTGATCCGGTCAGTGCGGGTTGTTGCGCAAGAAGCGAGTGAGACGGTCTTACGTCGACCATTCATCCACATTCCCGCGCAGATCAAGGGAACTCCGTCCAGTTATTATCCAACGGCCACGGTCATGTCGAGTGTTGATCTGAGGGGGCGCGCAATTGCAGACGCGCTCAGTTATCTACATCAAGCAAAATCCAGACTGAAAGAATACCGTGAACTGGAGAAGGAGCATTCCGTCATCGAGCGCGTGGAACAGCAACTCAGGGAGAAGCGGGAGAAGCTTGTGGTAATCACCCCGCCGTCACGGACGGCGCACCCACACGTCTAAGCAGACCAGGTACAGCAAAGCGCGACGCCGCACCGCAAATCGTAACGCCGCGCTGCAAAGCACAGCAAAGGAGAGCGGTCGGCTTCGGTTGGCCGCTTTTCATTTGACACTGGCCAACTCGGGCAATAGACTTAGCCCGCCATGAAGCAATGCTTTATCACTCTCATCGCAATTCTGATGTTGGCCGGAATCGCTCACGCACAGCAGACACGCGAGCAGTCATCGAAACGGTATATCGCCACGCTTGGCGTCCTTCTTGATTCCGAGTCCGCAGCCAACACATTAGTTAAGGACTTGGAGGCTTTTTCTAACGAGACCCCCTATAGATACGACACCGTTCTTTCCACAACGCAACGGTTGCTTGCGACTAAGGCCACGCCCCAAATGAGGCGAACGATCCCGGTATTGAAGATATTTGGCCCATGCGCCGATGCCGCTGCGAGCATTGATGGTTCCGATGACGATTTTTCTGAGATAGTGTTTATACTAGGCGCTATGCGCACATCGGATAGCACGAATACCTTCTCAGATCTGGCGCGATTAGACGCTCTGGGCATACCGGTGTGGCGCTTCATAGCGACGGGGATCGGACGGTCAGAAAAGGTTGTTAAAGACCTCTCATTCTCGGGAAGGCTACGGCCTAGCGGAACAGCAGAGTTGTTATTGGTTTCCTTTACGCAGTCTTACAAAGGAATGGCCGCAAAGCTCGCTGAAGTGGAAAAGAAGAAGGGAGTGCAATAATCGTTGGCCGCTGATTTTCATCCGCCTTACTGAATTCCTAACTCTGCTGGCAAAACCTCGACCAACTGCAACCCGCCCACATCAGAAGACACGCCGGGCTTCATCTGAAATGAGTTATTCATAAATCGGACTGGTGTATCGTACTCGCAACTGACCTTCACGCTGACGCCGTTTGCCGGTGGAGAGTTGGTTGTGATTACTCCCGTTGTGTTGTTAATCGTATAAGCCGTCGTTGGAGTGGTGTTGAGTTTTACGGTGAATGCTGGCACTCCTAGTGCCGCCCCAAGTGCGCTAGGAATGATGCGCGGAGTCACGCCATTCGATTCGAACAGTGCCACGCTTGATCCGAGCGGCGATGGCGCCACCACCGGCTTGATAATCCTTCGCTGATAATTGTGAGTCGCACCTGGTCGCGTGTAAGTACGAATGATCGGGAACGTTGTCTTTATACCATCGCCGACTCCGACAACCTCATCAACCATATAGAAATCGCTAATGATGCGGATGCGAAATCCGTAGCCTGAACCGAAACCGCCGGCCCAGAACTCAATGAAGTAATCAAGCTCGGCAGGTGTCAATAGATTCGTGTTAATGTTCCAAACCTGCTGGAAGTCGTAGCGAGTCACATTCGTTTTAAAAACGCCCGTCGCCGGATTGCGGGCCATCGTGTTCGCGTATTCTGGCGAGCCGACAGCCGACTCATCGGTTAGTAAACCAGAGTTGAAAAGTATCTCGTCAAATAGATATGTTGGCATAATTATCTTTATTGGAGGCGTGAGGCGAGAATGTTGGCCGCCAATTCAGCTTGTTGCCTTGTTGAGCGCGGAGATTGATAACCACCTCGCGAAGGGGGCATATTGAACGTATTGTAGTGATTGTGGACCACCGTAGAGCCGGTGCGCGATCCCTTGTTTGGAATTACCTTTGCTCCGGAGGGTGTCGCTATCACCCGCTCGTTATCATGAACGATCCCCCATTGGCCCATCGGTATCGTTCCGCCTGATGCGAACGCTCCCGCGAAGGCTCTGCCTATAGATCCGCCGGGTGCGGGGCCAGCCCCACCAGCGGCACCGCCCGCCACTCCACCCAAGATTGTTCTGAGAAGGCCGGCCCAGAAGCCGCCGCCTTTACTGGCGTCTCCTAGACCTCCGAGTAACTCGGCTACCGCTTTTTTAATCGTGCTACTGGCGATCATAGCGGCAATGTCTGCCAGTGTTTGTGAGACGCCTTGGGTGAGCGAAGCCAGGAACCCTTTCATAGTCCCATCCCACTGACGAACGGCATCACCGAATAGATTGCCAATCTGCTGGGGCAGGTCCATAACGATATCGCTCATGCTGTCTCTCAGCGTTGGGAGCGAGTCCCTGAAATCCCTCAGCCTATCCCCCAAGCTGTCAGTCCCGCGAATGACTGCCTTTGCCCAATCTCCAGCGCCTCGCGCAAGTTCAGTCATGCCCTTAGCCGCTTGTTCAGTAACGGCACTGAGTTCTTTAGTATCCTGAAGTGCTTTTGGCAGCAACCTCGTCATCGAAGCAACTGAAGAGTCAGCTGTAAGAGGTGACGAGCGCGCCATAAGGCGTTGGAACGGATCGGCAATCTGGATTGATTCATCATCAAAAGAGACGTCAACATCATATTGTCTTTGACGTGAGCCTCGTTTCGATTTCCGTGGTGTTGATCCACCCATCATGGGCCATGCAACTACCGAAACTGGCATCGGGTTAGTAGAAGTGACTGGCGTATTGTTAATGGTAAAGTTAACTCCGGCCCCAAGCTTACTGAAAGCCGCAATGGCCATTTCTCCCTGCCGCACGATGCCGTCACGATTTGGATCCCACGTAGGAGCGTTACCTGCGTAACCAGGATTGTTGCGAGTCATTAGGACGGATTGATCGTCTCGCCCTACTTTGCCTGCGCCAACTGCCGCATAAAGCGCTCCTTGGGTGCTCAGGTCACTCCCGCGTTTTATAAAGTCGTCGAAGTACTTAAAGACATAATCTAACTGCTTCGTTGCGCTCATCTTCCGCAATTCAGCCGTAGATGTTCCGAGACTGCGTGCAGTGTCGGCCATGAACTGAATGAGACCGCTCGCGCTGCTGTTTGGATTCTTAATCGCGGGATTGAACGAGCCGGCGGTTTCAACCGCCATCACGTTCAAAAGATGATCCGGGTTAATACCGCGCCGCTGCGATTCACGAATTAGTTTTGGCTTAAACTCGGGCTCGCGCTCCATAAGCTTCGCGAGGTTTTCTGCCGATCGTTGTTTTGCCTTGGATAGCTTGCCCTCAATGCGGCCCAAGAATCGCTCAATGATATCGTCAAAGTCGCTGAGCCCGTCAGCAAACCCGATATTGAATCCTTCCGCGGACATTTGGCCCATCTCATCAAACACTTTCGAGGGGGACTCAATGCCGAGCCAGCTCTTGGCGGTTCCTATGATTCCGTCTAACGCAAAATCTCCGACCGCTTGCTTTACCGCGTCCTTTCCGGCTTGTATGCCCTCAATAAAGCCTGACGTTACGCCCCCGCCCAGTAAACCGATTGCCGCTGTCTTGATCAATGATGATACAGGGGCAATTGCGCTGTTAATAGTTCCGGCCAACTGTCCGACTATGTTCTCTTTTTGTAGCGCAGCCCCTAAGGTTGTAGAGATATCCTGCGTGAGTGATTCCGTAGCCTTAGCCTGGGAGAATTGAATGATGTCTTGAGCAGCACTCAATCGCCCTGCTCCCGTCGCCTCCATGCGCTTCATCATATCTTTGAAGCGTGGCTCAGTCGCCATCATTGCCGTGATTGCTTCTACGGCCGCTTTGCCTTCGAGTTTCCCGGCCTCCGCTAGTTTTCGGGTTTGCTCGACGGTTTTCCCGATCGCTTTAGCAAGCAACTCCCAGCCGGGAATGTTCGCGTTGGTGAGCTGGTTCATGTCTTGCGCGTTAACCCTGCCCGCAGTACGCATTTGCCCGAACGCGCGCACGACATCCTGAACCTTTGAGGCTGACAGCTCTCCGGAAGCCGCAAGCGCATTACCCCAGATTGTTAGCTTAGGAATTTGCTCATCAAGTGAAAAGCCGAAGGCTGTCATGAACCTTGACGCCTCTAATAGCCCCTCAAACCTGAACGGGGAAGCCTTACCAAAAGCCATCAGCGCTTCGATATGCTTCTGTGATTTTTCCGCACTGCCTGCGACTCCTTCAAATCCTATCTTTGCCGTCTCGAGGACCATGTTAAGGCGGATACCCTCTTCGGCAGCGTCCGTCAGTGGACGGATCAGGCCCCCAGCAAGCCGTCCGATTTGCGGGATACCCTGAATTATTTCTGAGATACTCCCTAAGCCAGGAAGGAATCCGCCTCCAGATCCGGTGGATATCGACGACCCTAATGCGTTAAGCCTTCCTTGTGTGCCTCGGTAGAGTAGCTCGACTTTTGTGAGGTGTTGCTGGGTCTTTCTTTCGACGGTCTGAAAGGTGCGGTCGAGCGGCTTTTCGTCACCTTCAAATCGTGTTACGAGTCTTTGCGCTTCAACGGGCATGTCTCTTGCGATTTCAGTTTCTCATTACAGCGTCGCGTTTACATGAGTTCTCAAAATAAGATAATCCCCTTGTCGCTGCGGGTGTTCATTTCAGATGTTTTGTCCATATTCGATGAGTCTCGCCCCCCGCTTCACGCTTCACCTGTTCGCCAGCCTTGGTCCAAAAGGGATCAGCTGGCCGATTGATCGTCCCAAAGTTAACGGGGACACCATAGGCAGCTCCAACTGAAGCCTCCCTATTAAGGCGCCCGCGCAAAACGGTTTTGATTGTGTCGCGCATGTGAACATGACCCGGGTCGTTGTCATTGCTCACAGGGCAGAACAATTTTGCGTATTCTGTCGTTTTGTCGGCCTGCCATTCTATAACTTCTGATTCAGCAACCCTCGCTCTTAACCGAAGCTCGCGCATTCTGCTCCTCGCGATAATGGTTTTATACATTTCAAATCCTGATCTTTTTCACTCTTTGTATGGGTAGGGCTTAACTGGAACACCTGCCCGAAACAAGGCGTCTCTAGCCCTTACATCAATCACCATATCCACGCGGCTTCGATCTTCAAATGTCCATCTCTGTTGGAGCTCCGATGGGGGTATGCCAGTTTTCATTGCCATGTCGATCCAAAATAGATCGTCCGGCGGTGCCCCTGATTTCCCGTCACTACCTAAGAACCGTTGGAAGCGGGCACGCTCTCTGTCGAGCTCGAGTTCGCGGGCACGAAAAAACGGAGAATGGCCTCGCTGTACTGGGTGAGGACCGGCATGTCGATGGTTTTTAAGTTCTCAATAGTGGGAGGGAAGGCATTACCGTCGTCGTCGGTGATATCAAGATCAGCGACCACTTCAGAAAGTTGGCGCGCAAGCGTTTCCCTGTCCGGGCTTGTGCCGTTTCTATCTGGAGGGAAAAGCTGCTGCCAGCGCTCGTATGAAAGACTCCTAACTTTTGGACAGACCTCTTCTGTTTCAACTTCGCCCGTTTGCTCGTTACGTAGAATGAGCGTGAACTTGACCGGGACCGTGCGATCTACCACCCGCGATTTATTTAGAGACATGGTTGTCCAATTAAAGAGATGTAAGAGTCGTGATCAATTCAATCTCAAAAGCCTTGTTCCCAAACACAGAGTTGTATTGAGGTAATAGGTTAAATTGATATCCCCACACCCCGTCGATATCTCGCTGCTCCGTCCCGATTACTTGGGCGGCAAAATCGCATTTCAGTGTATAGAAGGTCGAGCCCTCAATTAGTGGACCCGTGATCAGAAAACGGATTAGCTTGACCGGGTTAGATGCCGCGATCACTGCGTCGTAGAGCGTCCGGGCTTGTGCGTCGAACTCCATCGTAAACATCGCCTCAATCGTTGGCACAGTCTCCACTGTGTCGACAAACGATTGAAACGTGGTATTCAGAACCCAGTTTGGCGCCTGTAGATTGGACGCGTTAAATGAAACCTCTTTGGCAGAAGCAACCTTTGTGGTCCCGATCGTGCCACCGATTGCGTCCATGTAAACGTCAACACCTCGCGCGGTTCCGGGTAGCTGGGCCACGGCGGTAGGCGACCCAGTTAAGGATGCGGTAGTTGGCGCGCGTCCGAGCAGCGTCCCCGAAACCGTCGCGCCAGCGTCACTGTAGTTAAGACCCCACTGCGTGAGAAGCGAATAGGCCATCTGCACGGCGGCCGTTGAATCGCCTTCTTGAATGGTCAAGGTCTTAAACGCATTCGCACCGCTCGCTAGGGCGGTGAACAGCCATTTGCGAGCCAGTGTCGCGCCGCCTGGGGTTGTAATTACCGGAGTAACGATTGTGGCGAGCAGATAACCGATCTCCGTAAAGTTCATTGGGCCTTCGAGCGCCCCTCCGCCGAGATCGTGAACTATCGGAGCCGCCGTAGGCAACTTGTAGCCCTGCGCGCGAAATTGCTGTACGTCGATTGAGCGCGACAGGCGAAGACTCATTGTTGGGAGTTGCTTCGAAGCGGCGATCGGGGTACCGGGCGTGGTCTCCACCCCCACTTGGACGACTCGATTGACTGATGCGCGGCCCATAAGTGATCTCCTTTACGAGACTAACCAACTGCCGGCGCAACTTTACCGGGAAGATCCGCCTCTGTTTTTGTTGGCGGCTTGACCTCTTGCACAAACTCGATTGAGTCGCCAGCTTTAATTGCGGCATCCACTGGTAGATGGAGCGCGAAATTTAGATACGGATCGCTTGAGGTGATAAAGACCTCGGTACCAGTCGGCGATTTAACCACTCGGATGTTGCCGCTAATTTTCATACTGTTCTCCCGATATAAAGACGGTAGAGGCCGCCCAGGTTTGAATAGTACTTTCCTGTAGAAGTATCCATCTCGGACCGATCAACTGGCTGCTCTCGCCTTGCGCTAAAGTAGTAGTCACCAGACGGTTGATAAACGGTATTTTGGAGGACGTCGTCAATTCGTTTATCGACCTTTCGGACGGCCGCATCTGGTCTTCCTTCACAGACAACTCGGACTTGAAAGAGCGGTTGCGAGAGAAGGCGATTCGTACCCAGCGCGTCAATATCAAGGCCGCCCATGAAGTTATACAGAATGTAAGGAAACTCCCGATCTTCAGGATCTTCGGGGACGTAACTATCGTAGATACGATCCGCGACCTGGCTTTCAATGTACGTATCACCGTGGAGCACGCTGTACAACCACCGCTTTGACTCTTGAGCTTCGGTAACATCGTTCGACACGCTACCCCTTACTTTAATGCCGCCGCCACTGTCATAAAGGCATCCATCGATCCGAGTAGCACTACGGGATTCTCATATGTCTCTGCCTCTTGGCTTCCTTGTGCCTGGCGAATTAATTGCACGGACGGCTTAATCCTCCGCGTAATTGTCGTTACTGGCATCTTGATCTTGTGTGTCTGCGTGGTAATCTGCGCGCCCCCGATTGTCTGGTCCGATCTACTGAGTGGCTCGACCTGGCCTGGGATGTTTTTATATTCAGTTGGGCCACTATCAGTCGTTCCGCCAAACCCGTCTGGCGTGCCTGAGCTCGGAACAAGGAGCGTAAAAAGGTCCGGCAGGAATTCGCCCGCTGCTGCGGCAATCTCACTTCTCACTTCTTCAATCGCCTGTGCAATATCATTCATGATCAAAACACCGGGATCGTGGGAAGAGCAAAGGATCCAGATTCGGCTAAACCATCTTCTGGAAATCTTGAAAGTCCATAAAGCACCCTGACTCGTTCTCGAATCGCATCAAGCATTCGTTGGGCTCGGTAATCTGTTTCACCTTTGAGCTCAACTTTCACACTGTTGCGGTTCGCATTCCACAAATCTATGTCATCACTGAGCCGTTCGATCTGCGCGTCACTCAGAGCTACCGATTCGACGAACGTCAATGGCTCTTCAATGATCTCTGCCACAACGGCTTTTTGGTCTTCATCCAGCTCCATGACTTACGCGGGACTATAGCAATCAAATCGTATTTACGTTTCTATTCGCTCAGGCACGTCTGACTTCTGGTTTCACCGTCAGCTTTCCTTTAGCAAGTGTGTGGTCGTCTCCGTCGGTTAAGTCGTAATGCACGATAACGGGAGGCGTTTCTCTGTTCGGGAGCACTTGGGTATCTGCCTTATTGATCGCGATCTGCGCCTCAGCGGGCGTGTCGCCATCTCCTGGTACTGTGATTGTGATTCCATCGTCCAAGCTCTTGGCTATCACCGCTCGTTCGTCGGGATCGCTAAGTTTCTTTTTAACCGTGAAGAACAGCTCGGACGCGGCCGATGCGGGAGTAATCACCGCCCTCAACCTTTCATTATCGCCGCGTTGTATTTCCAGATCCTGGTCTTCTACCATTTCGTCACTGTGGCGGTTGGCTTATCCTCGATCGAAAGTGTCGCGCTTCCCTGAGATTGTACAAATAATGTAGCAATAGGTTTTGCGATCACCGTGAGTATGGCGGTGGGCACAA